TGCTAAATGGCAATATCATTTGAATGCCAACGTCATCCACGCCTTGAAGAACATCTCTAACAGTGGCAATTGTAGCCTGCAATGCATTAATTGCATCTTGTGCATTAGATATTGATTGATTAGCCTGTGAAAATTCTGTTGCAGCTATAGAAATTGCAGTTGTAACTGCTGCCTTTGCTGTATTTGCTTCTAATAACTCTGATTGTGCTATAACAGTTGATATTGCATCAATTGCTGTTTGAGCATTTGTTACTGTATTTTTAGCATCAATAATAACTGTGGAACTTTGATCTACTCCAGTAGCATTTGTTACAACAGTTATGGCATTATTTACTGTATTTACCGCCGCATTTGCTGTTGATACCTGTGTGCCTACTGCTACAGAGGCCTGCTGAGCCTGTTGAGCTTCTGTTATTGCAGTTGGTACTAATGTTGCAACTGCACCTGCTGCTACTTCTGCTTCCTGAACTTGTGTTGTAGCGGTTCCTAAAGCAATTATGACTGACTGTTCTAATGTATCTTCAGCATAAGCATAATCTAAAGTTGAAACTGATAGCCAACCTAATATAACTAGGGTAAAAAGTAAAGCTTTTGTCTTTCTGGTCAACTACTGACCCTCCAATGTGATACAAATTTTGTAACAACATTGATAATTATAACACTAAAATGTTATTAATTTATTATAGTTAACTACTTTGGATTGTCTGTTTTATAAAAGCCAGTACCTTTAAACTGAATGCCAAACGGTGAGAAGTGTCTTGTCATCTTTGATTCACATTCTTCACATATGTATCCTGGATCAGAATCAGTAATCGATCTTGTTACAGATAGTATTGCATGTGCATCATCTTCAGAACATTTGTATTCATATACTGGCATATTTATCCTTTGTTAAGTGAGCCTTTTGAAGACTTGCTCAGGTCTCCTTCGGTAGCGAATCGAAGATTATTTGATTTTAATAACTCTAGGCTTTTTCTCTTCAGGCACGTTACGAACTACGTTGACAATTAGCATTCCGTCCTTAAGAGTTGCCCCTGATACTTCCATGTATTCACCCAATGCAAATGATCGTGTGAACTTACGAGAAGCAATTCCTTTATGAATAACTTCTGCATCTGTTACTTCTACGATTTCTCCAACAATTTTAAGAGTTCCTTCATCAACTGAAAGCTCAATATCATTCTTTGAGAATCCTGCGACTGCAAGTGATACTTGGAATGTATCTTCATCTAACTTTAATACATCATATGGTGGATATGTTTGACGTACTGAATTTTGATGCACGTCTGCCATTCTAGCCAATTCTCTATTAAAGCCAATAAAAAATGGATCTCTAAAAAGATCCATAGCAAAGTTTGTTACCATTTTATTTCTCCTTTTAAGCAAGTAATTTGGCTACCCCCATTTGGCAGGTAGCCATATTATTATACCATTTAGAGAACTAAGATTACAACTATTTTTTTGCTTTTGCTCTAATTTTTGCTAATACTTCAAAGTCTTTTATCTTGGTTTCTCCCATGTAACCCCAAGCATAGCCCTCGGATATCATCTGTTCATTTATGGATACACTTGATCCATCTAAATATACCCATCCCAATATTCTTCCGTATTTTTCTGAACTATCCATTTTTTCAGTTTTAATTACTACGCTTTTTGCATCTTTAATTTTTGACTTTAAGTATTCTTTTGATTCAAGTCCTAAAATCTTTTCTGCCTTATCAGATGTTCTGCTTTCTGGAGTATCTATTCCAGCCAGTCTAACTCTTGAGCTAAAAGATATGTCAAAACCTAGATCTATATCTACATCTATTGTATCTCCATCAACAACATTAGTTACTTTTTTTACATAGTATTCAAACATTATAAAAACTTTATTAATTCTGCCCAAGTTTTTGGACCGACAATTCCGTTTGAATCTAAATTGTCATGATTATCTTGAAATGAAATAACTGCTTTTTTAGTTATCTGTCCGTAGTCTCCGTCAGCCATTAAACCTAAAGCTCGTTGAATTACTTTAACACCTTCGCCTTTATTCCCTGGCTTTATTGTTCCTGGGAATGCTGGTGCTTCTTGTGCTGGAACTTTTGCCTTTACTTCATTACCTTTGTAATTTGGACGACCCCAACCAACAATACTTACAAGAACCTTAGCTTTGTTTGGCTTATAAGCTCTTGTCTGTAAACAAACTTCTCCGCCATTTCTTTGGCTTCCCTTTTTCTTTGATGAAGTATTTCCTTCAATAGTGCTAACAACTCCATCTGATTCAATTCCAGAGCAAATTCCTACGTGAGAAATTCTATCGACACCATCTCCTGGAAAATCAAAATACAGGATATCTCCTGGCTGCGGTGACTGTCCACAATCTGCTTCAAACCATGTTCCCATTTTTTTAAATGCTGCGGCTCCTGCAACTGTTGAAACAGTATTAGGTATCTTCACGCCTGCTTGATGAGCACACCAATTTACAAACGATCCGCACCAAGCTAAGTAGTTAGCCTTAGTAAATGCACCGTATTTTGTTTCATTATCTTTTGGACCTTCAATAGTTCCTACTTCTTTTTTTGCAATTTCAATAATTGCTGCTGCAGTACCTTTTTCTGCTGACATTATTTATCTCCTTTTAAAATTGATTTTTTAATTTTTTTACTATCTGCTTCAGATGCATACAATGCTCTTAGGTGTGCTGTTGCTCTTGACTTGCTTGGATGACATCCTACTAGTTCGCCTGTTTCTTTTACTACCGCATAGCCTTTACAACCAGCAGTTCCTTGTTTGATTTGCCAAGGCATTTTCTACCCCCTAAAATAATATATATTATCAATTATAGCATTATTGATTTTCGCTAGTGCCCCTGGCAAGAATCGAACTTGCGACACATGGCTTAGAAGTCCATTGTTCTATCCACTGAACTACAGAGGCAGTATATTAAATATCGTCATCCATCTGAATCAAGCCGTGCTCTTTAGCTACTTTTTTACCTTCTTCGGTTAATTCAAATGTTGCTTCCAGGTCTTCGTTATATGATATGTTTACTAATCCTCTATCAAACAACTCTAAAAATGTTTTATTTAAGTGTTCTTCATGGGCTTCCCATAGATCTGGAGCTATATCTTTAGCTTTTTCTGTTATCTGAAAAATAAACTCTCCAGTTTCATCTATACCTGAAACTTCAATGGCACCGCTTTGAATGTACTCATACATTCTATTTTCATAATCATCCATTTTTTTAACCTTTCTGTAGACCAGGTAGGACTTGAACCTACGATAGCCGAATTATGAGTTCGGGGCCTTAACCAACTTGGCTACTGGTCCGAGTTGATACATTATAACGTTCCATCTTCATTTTTGTCAATGGTCGTTTCAACCAATTGTTGTACGTAGTCTGAGAAATGTTTTCTAATGCTACCCTGCGGCCTTACTCCAAGTGATTTCCATAGTCTCTTGTATTCAATTACATTTGCAAACGTAGTGGGGCACAACACAGTTCCATAGTATTCTTTTAATACAGTTGGAAGTGGTACATGCTTTCCACAGCACTTACATTCTTTTGCTCTCTCTTGATATACGCTCATATTACCTGCATGCTTTCTATTGAGTCTTTTAGCTGTTCTGGCATTCTTGGTGCCCTTATCATGTTTTGAACATGCTCTTCTTCGCTAGGCTGTTCTAAACTATTATCATCTACCATTGATTCATAAGTATGAATATTGATTTCTTCATTTCTATTTGGTCTTGTTCTGCTAATTGAATTAAATACTGAACCACAAACAGCGTCAGCTAAGTCTTTAGACCCTTTTCTTGGGTGATCCACTTTGTCACGCATAATTTTTAATTGAAGTAGTTCATCAATTAATAAAGGTATGTGCGGACCATTTAATCTTTCTTCCAAAATAACCATTGCCATATCGTCATAATGTTTTTTAGCAACTGATAATATTTCAGTATTAATGCCATATTGTTTTAGTTGTTGCATCATGTCGTGTGAGTTCCATCGGTCAAAAGTACAGACTCCAATATTAAAGCCACGGCTTCTTAGCGAAAGTATGTAATCTTTTACTTCTGTAAAGTCAACAGATTTATCTGGAGTAGGCGTCCAATATCTAACAGCATCAACGCTTACGATTGGTGCTGGTTGAGAATATTCATTTGTTATTTTAACATTTACCCATCTATCTACATGGGCCATGGATACAGCACAGTGGTCATGCTTTTGTGCCAAGTCGACGTGTATATAATATTTTTTATCTGGATCTGGCTTAAACCATTCTTCTAATCTTCCAAATTGATCAACTGCTAATGAACCAACATTAAAAGACTTTTCAACTTTTTCTCTGGATTTAAAAAATGCATCTACTGCGTCTGATGGCATACATGCAAATCTACCTAGAGCGTCTACTGAATTCTTATAGAATGCAACTTTGAAGTCATCAATTTTTCTTACAGGATTTACTTCCCATGTGGGTCTTTTAAGCGCATACATCTTTGGATATTTATAAGAAAGAATATGATCTTCTTCCCATTCAATATCAAACTCATTTCCTTCAGTCCCGTCTGGAAGGTCATCGTCTAATTTAAAATGGTGTGTGCGAATAACTGTTTCTTTTTCTGCTACAACGTCATCATATCTCTGTTGAATATAATCATTTTTATATCTAGGAAATGAAAGTAAAATAACTTTACCAAAGTCTGGGAAACGTGAATCTACTGATGCCCTATACATGTCATATATAGCACCGCCAGTTTTTGCCTGTTCATGACCAGTAGTATTTTCTGTAGCAAAACCTGAGATTTCATCAAGAATAATAACAATAACGTTATATCCTTCCCAAGCTTCACGTTCTGAGTGACCAGAGTGTACTGTTATAGCCTTATCAAATTTAATCTCAGATGCTTTTGGATCATACTTGCCAACAAACCATGGAGATTTGTCTATTCGTGTCTTAAAACCCTTAAAGAATACGTTATTTGCCTGCTGTGAGTTAATTGCAATGTTAATAATATCAATTGAGTCTCCAGGTGGCTTCCCATAATATGTGGCTGGATCTTTTAGGCATAACAATAAATATACAATATATGCTACAGAAATTGTAGAGCAGTAATCTTTACCAGATCCTTTTCCTAATTGAGCAACAACTTCGTTGGCAGTTTGTTTAAACATTCTTCTGCCCTCTTCTTCACCAAAAAGCTTAATTAGAGTGGACTCTTTATAGATCTGAGAACTTTTTTCAATAAGTGTGTACTGATATTCAGATAAAGGCGGTAGACCTAAATAGTTTGGACTTTGAACAAAGGTTCTTAGATCAACTGGCTTTTCTTCAAATTCTTCGCCGTCGAGTATATCAATTAAATCTCCGAAATCAAATTCCACTAGCTTCCTCAATTACAACGGATTCAACAATACCAGTAATTTGAGACAGTCTCTTAGCCACATCCATTTTACATTTAGGGCATGTGGCAGTTACTTCTTTTAATATTCCTACTAATATTTCTTGCTTTCTTTCCGCCTCTGCAACTTGCGATGCCAACTCATTATTTTCAAGTACGCCTACTGACTGTAGCATTCCAATTCTTTTAGTTTCAATATCTGCAATTAACTTTAGGGCGCCAGACTTAATGCCTAGCTGACCAGAAGTATCTGCATCTTCTACGGTCTTCCAGGCTTCTTTAATAAGCATTGCATAGTGTTGATCTGCCCCGTTGATTGCTTCTTTAGCACGATCCCTCATTGTATTATCGTTATGAACTATGCTTTTCCACTCATCAATTAATTCAATTACTTCTTTTCTTTGAAAGCCTGTAAGCGTTGCAATTTGAGTCGCAGAATTTCCCTGTAGCAATTTTTCTACTACAGCATTCATTCTATCCATATGTTGAGGTAAATCTATTTCAGAGCTCATTACTATATTATACTTCTAGTCGACTGAAATAGCAAGTTTTTTAGCTATTTTAAGAAGAATTAAATATCCAATCATATCGTCAATATCATTATCTCCTGCAAAGCCTGAGCCATTTTTAATTCTATTTATCTTATCGTCAATTCTAATTTTAATTTGTTCTTGATTATCCGCCTGAGAAAATATACGAATTGGACTTAATGCTGAGTCTCCGTATGATATATTCTTTTTAATTAACATCTCAGCAATTTCAAGACACTCATTAATAATCCTTGTTCCTGATGGAGCATCTGTTGCAATTAGTTGTAGATCAGTTATCCACATTTGATAACCTTTATCTTTTTCTGGGTATCCCGCCATTACCTAGTACCTTTCACTATTGGATCTTCAATCCATTGTACATAATTTCCATCATCCCATTTTTGACTTCCATAAATATGTTTTACAGATTCAAAATGAAATATGCGCCACTGTTCTTTTCCGTAACAGTAGAAGTTATATAGTTTAGCATTATCTGATGAGTTTAACAAGTCTGATTCTTCTATTAGATTTGTTATAGATGTGCCTAATACATTATTAATTCCTGCCGTCCATATTGCTGGACCAGTATGACTATGCACAAAATGAGGTGTTCCGTATTCTGGATTTAGTAATCTATCTTTAATTAAATCTAATACTGATTTTAATATAGGATGATTTGCAGTTGCCGCAAATGTCCATTGACAAAAATGTATGTCTGTTTCTGGGCATACAATAAATTCTTTATCTTCCATCATCCATGTGGAAATTGGCTCTAAGCATTCAGTATCTAGATCTGCATAGACCCCACCGTATTTATATATAACCATATATCGCCACAAGTCTCCACGCATTACGCCAACTGGCAATCCAACAAATATTTCATACCACTCTTGGCCATATTCCTTTAAAACAAAGTCTGCTGCTTGCTTGTCGTCCATATATCTATGCTCGTATTCTGGATTTAATAATCTCCAGCTATTTATAGCATCATGCATATACATTGTTAATTGATCATAAGGATCTTTATATGTTTGCCAAATAGTCTTTGGTATCATATGACTTCTCTTTTCTGTGTAGTTTGAAATGTTGATTCTGTTGGAAGCAATGTGCATGGAAATTCAGAAGATGGTTTTATTGTATATACATTAAATATATGTTTTTGCCTAAACATATACCAGTCTAGCGGTAAATTAAAATTAGATGAATAAGCAATCATTTTTTCTGCCGCTTTTCTTGTAATAATATAACATAAGCACGACCAGTCTTGATATGCAATACAGACATCATCAGCGCCAACATCATGAATACTATTATACTTTCCAAATTGATCTGCTGGTGCAAAAGCGTGGAATGC